TGACCAAGGTAGATGTTTCCGCCCTCCAAGCCGAATCCGGCACCGGAAAAGCCTGCGCTGGAGCTACAATCCAGCAGATATGGTATGACTGCTCCGGTATGACCGTAGATATTCTATGGGATGCTAGTAGTGATGTGATCTGCTGGACTCTCAGCGGGTACGGATTCTACGATTTCCGCCAAGCTGGACCCCTTACAAATAATGCGTCTAGCCCAACTGGAGATATCAATTTCACCACCACGGGTGATGATAGCGGTGACCGATATACCATCATGCTGGCTCTGAGAAAGAGCTACTAATGGCCGAAAGTAAGAAAGGCAGCGTTCCCGAATACAACGAGATCGCCAAGAAGAAGGCTGATGCAGATCATAATTGGGGATACTACAGTAGGTTGGTGGAAAACTATCCTGGTTATGAGGAGGAGGTGGGATACACAAGCCATATTGCCAAAGAATATCCTAATTGGAGGGCTTTTTAATGGCTACTTCAGGAACTGCTACATTCAATCTTGAAATTGCAGAGGTTATTGAAGAAGCATTCGAGAGATGTGGCCTTCAGTCCAAAACGGGCTATGACATTGAAACAGCTCGTCGTTCTCTGAATCTAATGAGTCTTGAGTGGGCGAATCGCGGACTCAACTTCTGGTGCGTAGAACAAGGAACTGCTAGTACAGTTGCCAGCACTTCTACAGTCACGCTGCCAGCAGATACAGTCGATCTTATTGAACATTGGATTCGTGAAGGGACGGGTACATCACAGAATGATCAGCCCCTTTCACGATTTAGTGTATCTCAATACTCGACTATTCCCAGCAAGCTTACCGAAGGGCGTCCTGTAAATATCTACATTGATAAGCAGGGTGCTGCTCCGGTCGCGTATCTATGGCCGACACCGGATAAGGTGTACACGTTTGGGTATCAGCGTATTAGGCGGATCGAAGATACGGGAGCGGTAGGGTCTACTAATCCCGATGTTCCTGCCCGCTTTCTTCCTGCATTGGTTTCTGGATTGGCATATCGTATTTCACAGAAATACCCGGAAGCTTTTGTAAGATCCCCTGAACTTAAAGCCGAATATGAGTTTCAATGGCAATTAGCAGAACAAGAAGATCGTGATAGAGCTTCTGTGCACTTTGTGCCAGGAGGTTATTCCTGATGGCTCGTTATGCTAATGGGAAGTATGCTTTCGGATTCTGCGACCGCACTGGATTCAGGTATAAGATCAAGGATCTCGTACCACAGATTAAGGCTGGACGCATGACAGGACTTATGGTCGGCAAGGATATGTTGGACGAAGATCAGCCGCAAAACTTTTTAGGTAGGCTTGGTGATTATGCTGATCCCGAAGCTCTCAGGAATGCGCGATCGGATACTGCACAAGATACAAGTAGGGAGCTGTTTGCGTTCAATCCGGTAGGAAATGGTGGTGGAGGTGGGGGAGGCAACCTTATAGCACATGGGCAGGTGGGCATCGTGAAGGTGACTACATGACCTACGCTGAACTTGTAGCCGCTATCAAGGATTACGCGAACAATACTGAAACAAATTTTGTTGCAGCGATTCCCACATTTGTAAAGCAAGCCGAACAACGTATATACCGTTCGGTCAATCTACCTGTGAATCGCAAGAATCAGACGGGTAATATGACTGATGGTAACGTCTACCTGGCAATGCCTTCGGACTTTCTGTTTCCGTTGTCTTTGTCGATCACAAGTTCCAGTAACCAGATATTCTTATTGAATAAGGATGCGAACTTTATTAGATCGACGTATCCGAATGCGTCCACTAAAGGCACACCTAAGTATTATGGCACCTTTGCTAGTGATACATTCATTATCGGGCCTACACCTGATGCGGATTATGTGACGGAACTGCACTACTACTATCAGCCATCTTCTATTGTTGATACAAGTCCGTCTTGGCTGGGCACTAATGCAGATACAGTTCTGCTTTATGGCTCCCTCGTAGAAGCATATACCTATATGAAAGGCGATGCGGACATGATGCAGTTGTATCAGCAGAGGTATCAGGAAGCATTGGATCTACTGAAAATGCAAGCGGAAGGTCGCATGACTGGTGATGAATATCGTGATGGCACGATAAGGGTGGCTGTAGCATGATCAACGGTGAGATCGGGAATGTGATCGTAACGACTACTGAACACTGTAATCTAGGACCGGAACATTGGGCTGACCGTGCTACGGAGCAGGTTATTGCAATAGGCGAGGACGCGCATCCCTTGATTGTGGATCAGGCGAAGGCTTTCAAAGATCGTATTCGCCATGTTTTCAGCTATTATATCAAGGAAGCGATCATAGAGGATCGCTCCAAGGTAATCACCCTATTACGTTCAGCAGGTCATAATGATCTAGCTAATTCAGTGGAGAAACTATAATGGCATTTTCAGGAAATTTTATGTGTACCTCTTTCAAAAAAGAGTTAATGGAAGGTGGTCACAACTTTAAGAATTCAGGTGGTGATACATTTAGAATGGCTCTATATACAGATAGTTCTTCATTCACTGCCGCCACTACAGCGTATACCAGTAGTAATGAGATTACTAATGATGCAGGATCTGCCTACTCTGCTAAAGGAAATTCACTTACACGGGTAGATCCTACGACAAGTAGTACGACTGCCTATACTGATTTTGCTGATACTTCGTGGTCTACTGCTACGTTTTCGGCTATGGGTGCGATGATTTTTAATGATAGTCATTCAGGTGATGCGTCTGTTGTTATTTTAGATTTTGGTGCATTGAAAACGGCCACTGCTGGTACGTTCACGGTTGCCTTTCCTGCGGCTGATGCGAGTAACGCGATTATTCGTATAGCGTAGTATGGCAAATGTAACTGGCTGGGGCCGTTCTACCTGGGGTTCTGGTACCTGGGGCGAGCCAGTTCCCGTTGATGTAACGGGTCTAGCGGCAACAGGAGCGGTAGGAAGTGTCACCGTAACAGGTGATGCGAATGTAACTGTAACAGGAATTGCTGGTACTGGTGCGGTAGGAACCGTAACAGCTACCGGAGATACGAATGTAACCGTCACTGGTCTGGCGGCCACGGGTGGTGTAGGAAGCGTTACCGTAACAGGTACGGCAAATGTTACGCTGACGGGTCTGGCCGGAACGGGTGCAGTTGGCTCTGTAACGGTGGCAGGTGATGGAAATGTTTCGGTAACAGGATTGGCCGGAACAGCCGCAGTTGGTTCGGTATCGGTAACGATTGATGTTTCGATAGCGGTTACCGGAATCGCGGCGACAGGCGGTGTGGGTTCGGTAACGGTGACTGGAGTTGGAAATGTCACTGTTACAGGAGTGGCAGGAACAGGTGCGGTAGGAAGTGTTACGGCGACGGCAGATGCAAATGTTACCGTAACGGGCTTGGTAGCAACGACAGGAATGACAGGTGTACAGGTTTGGGGAGAAATAGATGATTCACAAACACCGGATTGGGGAGCGATAGATGATGCTCAGACACCGGGATGGTCTGAAGTTTCGGACTCACAAACACCTGATTGGGAGCTAATACCTACATGATCATAAGTAGCGTTGCATGGTTCGTTTTGGCCCTTCACTTACCAGTGATACTGTGGGCGAATAAGTATCTACAGCCTCGTCTTCCTGCTTTTCTCAAGAGCGGTAAGGAATGGACAACATGGGTACATCATGCGCTGATCGCGGCACTGATCACGCTCTACGTTGTACTCTGGGCGATAGTTCTACCAGACAGTTGGGTTACTGGCGCACGGATTGGATCAGGTATCGCGCTTGCACTTTACGGAACGAGGGAGGTCTATGATTGGCGTCACCATGCGAAGGAAGGTACGCCGGGAAAGTGGGATCTACCCTACGGTTGGGGTATTGATGGTATCATGGATACCCTTGGCCCTATCTTGATACATCTTTGGACTTGGACGCTATAGGAATAAGACATGGGATATGATAACAATTTAAGGCTATTGGAGATTGCGACAGGTGCTGAATCGGGTACTTGGGGCACTAAAACCAACACAAACCTTGGGCTTATAGCGGATGCTTTCGGTTATGCCACTAAAGCCTTAACCACGAATACCGATGCCCAAACTCTCACAATAGAAGATGGTACTTCTACGGATGCTGAAGCGAGGTCACTCTATCTCAAGATTACCGGAGCATTGGATTCAGTTCCTATTGTTACACTGGCACCAAATGATGCTAAGAAGGTGTGGATCATTGAGAATGCTACGACAGATTCCGGCTCTTCTGGTCCTTATGGTATTTCCATAAAGCAGGGTGCTGGTGCTGGGGCCGCTGTCACAATTGGTAATGGCAAGGTTGCCGTAGTTTATACCGATGGCGGTGGATCTGGAGCGATTGTTTACGATGCGTTCGCTGATCTGGAGTTGAGTAGCACCCTGATCGTGGCTGGTAACGTAGACTTTAATGGTGATTTAGATGTAGACGGAATTACCAACTTAGATGTAGTGGATATCGACGGTGCGGTAGATATGGCTAGTACGCTGGGTGTAACAGGAACTAGTACGCTCGCGGCGGCTACATTGAGTGGTAATCTTGAAGTCGCTAAGGCGGCGGCTAAGGTCATTGTTGATTCATCTTCTACTGCGTCTGTAGACATCGACAGGTCAGCGACTACTGAGGGTGCGAAGGTCAATTTCCAGACTGCTGGTAGTAGCACTTGGACAATCGGGATGCAGGATAGCGATGACTGGGGCGATGGCACTCCATTCTTTATGGG